GTGGAAACCGTGCTTAAAAAATCGACAGGCATTCGATCCTTCTTTGAGTAGTTGCATCTACGGCAACAGGCTACAAGGTTTTCATCATGATCCGTGCCGCCTTTAGCGATGGGCACTATGTGATCCACGGTGTCAGCTTCAAGCCCACACCAATGACACACACGACCATCACGATTGAGAATGCGTTGCCTAATCTTCTTCCATTGTGTGCTGTTCGCATCGCGTTGAGATCGTATCGTCATCAATACCACCCAAACTTCTTTTGATGTTTCAATGCTCCATCGCATATCAAACCATCATAACGTTTTGTTATATATCTCAAAGTCAAATCAATTTGTTTGCGTGGGCTTTGCTTTCCGTACCACTCAGATCGCATTTGCCCTAATCCTGTGTGTGATCCGTTGCGTGCCCAATAACGCCAAGAGCTTTCACGATGTATGAGTTCGACAAAGCATTCAAACTCATTCCAGCTTTTGATTTGATTGTGTGCATAAAGCTTCAGGTTCATCGAATCATTGATCCAATGAACCTGAGCTTGTGTCTGATAAGTAGTGCCCACAGCTATCGCCGCCGTCAAGGCAAAGAGCTTCCCCAAACGCTTTGCCCGCCGCTGCGAGCTAACCCGCGTCGCGGCTCGCTGCGAGCGTGCAGAGCGTAACGGACTGTCAAGTGTCGTCAAGTCGTCACGCTCATTCATCGGCGTGTTGCACAGGCTGTGCATCATCTGTGGATAACTCTTTCGCATTCTCTAACAGCTCAACGCCAAAGACGCTACAACCCGAACATTGCACAAACAGCTTGTCAGGCGGCAGCCGCGTGGATAGATCATTGAATGACAGGTGCGTTTTGTAAGCCTTACAAATTCGACACTTGACCCGATACAGCTTCGCCATATTTGCTCCGATACAGATTTTCAATAGGTTGCAGATTGTTTTGACCTACCCACCATGTCGGCTGACTGTGATGACGGTAGCGGTCTTTTTTCGCGATGCTGACAGGTATCCAGCCAGCGATCCGAAACTTTGGGCATTTGCCCACAACAAGCACGGCAACATCGCTGTTGCGATCTGATTCATAAATAATCAATGATCCGCCGTCATAACGTGTCCATTTCACTTCGATGGCAGCTCCCACGTCAGCTGTAAGCTTGAATCGGCTCATCGCAGGATCAAATCCGATCATTCCGAAATAATGCGCCACAGCCATTTCAGCTGCGATGCTTTCGGTTACTTGTGCAACATATTCAGGAAATGAAAGCTGTTTGTCATAACGGCTGCCATGATTGGGCGTTAGGTTTAGCTCTTTGATCCGCTGCAAGGCTACTTCGGCAGCTCTGAGCTGTTGAGCGTAGGTCAGCACAATTTTCATCGGCTCGCCTTTTCTGTTTCGCTCAACAAATGCTCAGGCACAGGCTCACGCTCTGATTTTGGATCAAGATTTAAGCCACGCTCCGACAAATAGTCGGCATAATCTTCGGGCGATAGCCAATCATCGCCATCGGGCGTTTGCTTCCACCAAATGATCGGACATTGCTTGGACTTTAGCCGCTCAGGGCATGCCCAACCAAGATAAGGGCGACCCGTTTTGGCAGCTGTGCCTGATTTCTTCAATCGATGCCCGTGCTCACACTTAGGCGGCTCCGACATAATCTTCGCTCCCAAAACCTGTTTGAGCTCGCTGATCGATTGTGCAGCTGTCTTGACATTCTGTGGCTGATAGTGATCCGCGGGCTGTGTCTGCAAGCTCTCAGCCTTCTCCATGTCTTGACGCGTAGGTCGAGCACCCGACGGCGTAAGCGCGCCGATTGCTCGACCGTAGGCTGATGTCACCGCGTTTTCGACCCAGAAATCGCGATTCACACCATGCGTTGCCCGAAACTCGAACGCGTAATCGATAGCTGCGGGCAATTCGGCTGGATCATCGGTGCGGAACGCTTCGGCTCGCACAAGAATCCGACCATTCTCAAAATCAATGTGATCGATGTGAGCCTGTAACCTGCCCATTGGAAATTCAGCCCTAAAACGAGAAATGCGGGCATTCACATCTTCATAATTGCTTAGATCAAACGCCATCACTTCACCTGCCTTGTGATAGCTCTGCCCTTGTAAAAGCCTTGCGTGTAACCGACTTCTTTGCCGCTGTTAAATCCTTTGGCATAACCAACCAAAAGCGCGACGAATAAACCGCCTAACATTAAAACGACGCTGACCGTCGTATTGAGAAAAACGCCAATAGCTTCCATTTGTGCTCCCGTTGCCGTGGCTACGTTCGAGCCACTAGCACATCAAGGGTGACATCGATGGCAGACAATTTCAAACATTCCGCGTGTCTTTCGGCGTGTCATCATCTTTCTTGCGCGATTTGAGCCCATTACCTGCAAGCACGCCGCCTAGTGATCCTGTGAGGAAAATGGCAAGCGTTTTGAGCAGATCAATAAAAGCTGCATCATTGGGAGCTTGTGCGCCGATTGGCTGCGTGACAAAGATCAGGGCATAAACCGTGCCGACGGTAACGCAAAAAAACGTGAAAGCTAAAGTCGCGCCAATAAGGAATATCAGGCGGGCGTGAATATCCTCAGGGCTGAGTTTGCGTTTCGTCGATCTCTGATTGAGTAACTGTTGAACCCAAAATGTCTGCCGTGCATGTTCCCGTGACTTTGCATTCGGGTCTTTGACATTCACTTTGTTTCCAATTCTCGAACTGTTGACACGGATACCTCACCCACCCGTCATATCCACAGGAAGCAAGGGCGATGGAAAGGACAACGCCCAAGCTCCCTGCTATCAGCAGTTTATTTGCTGATCCCAAAGGCGGCGTCGTTTGGATTAGCCCATCGCATCATGACGGGCGCAAGTGCTGCGACGCCTGCCATCGACAGCTTCTTCAAATCGGTTTCGCCTGTGGCGAGATAAACCGCGATTGATCCAGCGATGAAGCTACGCGACCAGCTGGCTAGTAGAGCCTTGATCTTTTCCATTTTTCTTTTTCGCTTTCTTCGGCTTTGCAACCGAATCGGGAGCATTGACGATTGGGAAATCGCCATCAAAGCGTGCATATTTTGGAACGCCAAAACCGACAATCGATGATCCTTTGCCGAACTTGCGATCCTTTAGCATCACTTCTCCGCCGTTTCGCTGATCTCCCGTGCGGGCTGTATTACCCTCAACGCAAATGACGGAATCTTCACGCACATCGACAACGATCCCGATATGCGAAATCCGGTCAATCCCGTCGTGTGGAAAATCAAAAAAAGCTAAATAGCCTTTTTGTGGGATTTCCGACCAACGGTTTTGATCCTTGAACTTTTGAGCTCCCGCAGCTGTGCTGACAACCGACGGGATTTTCAAATTAGCTTTCGCAAAGCACCACATCACAAATGATCCGCACCACGGCAAACCATCTGCCATCGTGTGCTTTCCATATTTTGTAACATTGACAGGTTCTTCAACGTAGCCAATTTCGCCTAATGCAATTTCAATCACGCGTGCGGCTGTCTGCTCAGGATAAGTCATCACGCACCGCTTTCAGGTTGTGGCGTCGGCGGCTGCCAATAATAAGTTTCAGGATCAAGCACCCAAGTCGGATCAGGTTGCGGCGCAAAAAAACCAATTCCGTCAAAACCATAACCGATGCCTGCATAATTTTTGTATAAAGCGACGCCACCATCGGGCTCGCCGTCTTGTCCGTAATGAACGCCGCCGTGAGTATTGTAGGAAGTTTGAACCCAAGTGCCGCCAAGATTGTCAATGATCCATTGATAACCGCGGTCGGGATCGTCATTGTTGCCCGTGAGCACTTGAATCACAACATTATTTTTATCTAATTGTGCGAAATGAGACATTCTTAGACCGCCGTTTTCAAATATCGAATTATTGCCAAACCTGATCCGCCGCTGCCTGAATTATTAAACGCCGATGCGCCTGATCCTGAACCTGTGTTTGCTGACGCAGATGATGAACTTGCCCCTGAATTATTGACGCTTGCTGTTGCACCGCCACCGCCACCTGATCCTTGTGCCTGTCCTGATCCGCGACCGACACCGCCGCCGCCGCCTGCATAAGCATTTGAAACGCCTGTCGATGTCGCTGTTGCCCAACTACTATAAGACGAATTTGCCCCGCCGCCGTTCCCGCCGTATCCATAAGCCGCGTCTTGTCCGACAGCCGTAGCACCGCCACCGCCGCCGCCGTTGTCGTGTGACGATCCATCGGAAGCACCAAGACCGCCGTTATATCCTTCAACGGGCGAATAACTGCCTGAATTGCCTGTGCCCTTAGTTCCCGAAGTTGCACCATAACCAGCCGCGCCACCACCTGATCCGCCGTTGCCACCTGCTGTATCGCGTGTGCCGCCTCTACCGCCGCCCGATGCGCTTAATGATCCAACGCTTGAAGCTGATCCGCTCGCGTTGCCTTGACTTGTTCCACCTGCGCCGCCTGCGCCGATTGTGACAGTTTGATCGCCTGTAAAAGTTTGATTTGTTAAAACTCTAAAGCCACCCGCACCACCACCGCCACCGACACCGCTTGCGCCGCCACCAGCACCGCCCGCACCGCCACCGCCAATCACCATCACATCACAGGTTAATGGCGCGCCGCTAATTCCTAAAGTGCCATTTCCTGTGAAAGTGCGGTAAAAATAAGTCGCATCGCTAGCCAATGTGCCACCTGTCACCGTCGGTTTTGCTTGCTTTGAACTTGCTGAAATTCCGATAATTGGCATTTAGTTAATATCTCCCACAATATACCAAGTATCGGTCGCAACCTTAATGCACGATGCGGCTGAATACTGCGCTCTAAGCTTCGGTTGAGCTGCGGTTGCACCTGTTGAAAGCACGGTCGTCGTTCCCGATGTAACAGCTTTAATCGTTGTTTGACCTGCGCCGATTTGAATAACATTGATGACCGTGCCCGTAGGAAATGCCACGCTTGCATTTGTCGGGATTAGAAAATCGTTTGCCGATGCGACGCTCATTGTTACGAGCTTTTGATCTGCATCAGCTAAAACAACCGTATAAGTCGCAGTTTGAGCGTTTAGCGTGACTTTTGAGCCTGCGGCGTAATCGTAAGCAATACCAACGGAACCAGCTGTGCCGCCGCCTGTGATGGGCGACGTTACGGTGACGGCTGTGATGTCGCCCTGATCGTTTGCAATCCACGCAAAATCAAGATCGGTGTTTGAGTTTTTAGACAAAATTTGACCTGTTGTGCCGCCTTTAAGATCAAGAAATGACGTGTCAATTCCGTTGCCGAGCGTTCGAATCGCGCTTGCACCGTCTTTAACTAAATCCGTATCGGCTGGCGTCGTCCAGCCAAAGTTTGTCGTGCTCGGCATAGCTGCTTCTCCTTTATGCGACTATCGTCGCCTGTTCCCAAGTAAGTGTATTCGAAAGAGTGTTCCAATACTCTGTGACAGGCACGGAAGACCATCGGAAAGCTTGCAAGCTAAACGACAACGGCGAAACCGTCATCGTGAGCTTAACATCTGACACCGTGGCTTGAAATGTCCAACCTTCGACAAATCCCTGAAATTCGCCGTTATTCATATTGGCTGGCAAATTTTGAAGATTGACGGGCATACCCATAAAAATGGCTAAAAGTGACGTGCGATCAATTTCGTCGATTTCAGGATTTCCAAGAGCGAAAGTCACGCTATCAAAAACCGATTGCGGATAAGCTCGCAGCGCAAGATAAAAAGCCGCCTGATTTTCCGCGTCGTTTTGATTTTTCAATGTTGTGCGGATTGTTTGTGCCAATTCGCCGTAAGTCGCAATCGATGCTGTGTCGCTGTCGCTAACTTCCGAATTTCCGCTTGATGTGTATTGAAGCGTGATGCTATTGCGCACGTCGCCTGATCTGATTTTTGTCGTGATATTGCCAGACAGCGCATGTTGCGCGTCAAGATCGACGTATCCGTTCGCTGAAAAGTATTCGGTGCGATGGGTGCTGTCGGCGTAATTTATGAGCCCGTTCGGGCTTTCGTAAAGATAACCCAAGCCCGATTGTGCTATGGCGGCAGCTACGGAATACACGTCAGAATCGACGGCATTTTGACTGTCTAACGTGTAGTCGCCTACGTCGATTTCGCCTAATCCGTTATTTTCCGCATCTTGCCATTGAATCGTCGCATCGTAAGAATTCCACGTCTCGCTCGCAGGAACTAAATTCCAATTTGCAAACAAAATGCCTTCGAGCACTTGTGTGATTTGATCGCCGTCTGTGCCTTGTGAAATGTTGCCAATAAACACGGCTTTTGGTAATCGCGCAAGAGCTCCAAGCGCGGTGATGCTGATCGTCTGCGTGATGCCAATACCGCCCGCAGCTGAGACATTGATCCCGATGTCTGTGATGTTACCGCCAAACAAAACAACCCATGATCCCGCGTCATTTTTTACTTCGACAGTCACGCCATCATTGATATCGAAAGTGATTGCGCTCATGTCGGTGTTAATGACTTGCAGGCGGCAATATCCCGCCACAGGTTGTTCATAGATATTTGTTCGACCTGATGAAATTGTTAAATTTGAAAGCGTGAGATTTGTATATTCGACGCCAGCAATCTTTATACGCCAATCGGGTGTCCAAACACTCATGTGGCAAACGCGCCCGCCCCTCGCGTGCCGCGAGCTTGTGAATCATTGAGTAAGGTAATAATTTGTCGAGCTGTGGATTCGGCGTCAATCGCACCTGACACATTGATGTTGTAATTATTGACGATCCCGCCGCCAAGTCTATTGTTTGGAATTATTGTGCCATTTGTTTGCGGCACAAACATTTCAGGGCCGCGTTCGCCCACGATGTATGACGTGCCAGCCGTGACGGGCCCACCCGCAGCTTTTCCGCCGCCGAATAATCCGGACACAACGTTGCTGATACCTTTCACGACAGGATTATTTTTTATCAAATTGATGAATTTAGTCAGCGCATCAAAAGCGTCACCGATAAATCCTGCCAATTTTGCGAACCCTGTAACCAATGTCGAAACGATCGTTCCGATTGCGCTTAATCCTGTTTTAAACGCACCGCCTAAAATTGGAGCAAGTGTGTTTTTGACAAAATTTCCAAAAGTCTCAAGAACGGGTTTAAGTTTTTCAAATTCGTCTTTGTTATCTTTGACAGCTGTGGCAATTTTGTCAAAAGCTGATTGCAAACCTTGAAAAATAGGAATAACAACCGCTGAAATTGCAGGAATTACAATCTCTGTGAGATAGCTCCAAAATGACTGCAACGCTGGCAAAATTACGTCTTTGAAGACCGTTCCGACGCTTTCGATGATGGGTTGTAATTTTGTGCCGATTTCTTCTGCAAATTGTGAAATTGCAGGAATGCCGACATCGACAAATTTTGTGAATAAAGGCGTGATGGCATCGAGCACAAATGATCCAACTGTCTCTTTGGCTTCATCAAATGCAACGCCTAAACGGGCGACTTTGCCTGCAAATGTTTCGGCTTGCGCTTGTGCTGCGCCGCCAAAACGTTCGGTCAATTCAGGCAAAAGATCAGAAAATGATTTGCCTTTCAATTCGGAAGCTTCAAACCCACCTGCTACTTTGCCCAAAGCTGTCGCATTACCGTCTAAAGCTTTACCGACGGCAGCTGTCACCGTTTCAAGTGATTTGCCCGTTGCCGCGCTGATATTCAATGCAAGATTGAGCGCATCTTGCGCTTTGCCCGCGTCACCTGTCGATCTGACTAATCGATCCAATGCAGGTCGCAATTTGTCATCTGCGACGCCTGTCGCTAATGCCGTTTGCGTTATGTAACTTTCAACAGCTTTGACGGTTTCTTTTGATGCGCCTGCTACACGTTCAAGCGTGCCTGCTAATTTAGCTTGTGCGGCTTCATCTTCGATTGCTGACTTGACACCATCGACAAGCAATTTGCCAGCATAGGCGGCAACTGCCGCACCCGCAAGCGCGAACGCCGCCGCAGCTTTTTTGCCAAAATCACTAACGCGATCAGCAAACCCGCCAATCTCGGTGTCAGCTTGTGCCGTGCCTTTTTTTAAGCCGTCAAGATCAGCGTCAAATTGAATCTTGACTTTGGGAATTCCTGCCATCATGCCCGCCCTTCAAGTTTCAATTTCTTAACTATATCCTTCACAATCTCTGTGTAAGCGTCAGCCACGTCTTTGATGTTTGCATCGATCGTCGGGTTAATCCAATAACCCTGTTTGTTGCGACCCTTAACAAATCGCGACCTGCCCATTTTTCGACCAGCTTTGTCTTCGGGCTGACCGCCGCTGCCATATTCGCTGCCCCACAAAAGAGCACCTGCGGGCGCGCTTGTGCTGTTTGCGCCATAAGGTCGCCCGACTTTTTTTGAACCGCCCACATCGACGCGAATCATGCGATCGCGTGGCGTGCTGATTGCCCGTGCCACAAGGATCGCTTGCGGCGGTGCTGCCGAAAATGCAGCTGCAACGCTCAAAGCTCGTGCGAGCTGTTGCGACAACGGCTGCGCACGATCTCTGATTTCCTTTGAAGCTTCTTGATCGAACATTTTTAACGTGGAACGCAAATCTTTCAAGGCGATTGGATCAACCTCGATGCGGATTTTTCCTTGCTCCGCTTTGTTTGCCATTTCGCTCCAAAATCTCGATCGCTGTCAAAATATCTTCCGCGGATTGCCACTCCGACATCGGAATGCCTGTGGCGATTGCCAGCTCGACTAAGAGCCGACCGACTGATCCGCGTGCGTGGCTTTTGGGTTATCTTCTCCAACCGTGATGTTTGAAATTGTTTCGCACCACGCTTCGAAAGGTTTGACGGGTTTGCCCGCAGCTTCTCTTTTCATCGCGTGATAAGCCAAAAACATCAAGTCAGAAATGCCGATTTTTTCCTGTGCTTGTGTAATAGGAAAACCCGTGCTTTTTTCCCACTTAGCCCATTCAGGCGGCGCAGCGATATAAGTCGCAGCGTCGCCTGATTGATATTCAATTATTATAGGCAGTTTCATTTTTGCTCCCGTTTCTCTCGATCCTAGCTGAACGATTCAGCAGGTGTGCCAATGACCGTGAAGCTCATCGACACGGTTTGTGCGTCAGGTGCCGAACCGCCGACCGATGGGAAAACGGGTAACACCTGAAATGTAAATGTCGCACCTGTGGCAGCTGTCAAAACAGTCGTGATGGCTGTATTCGGTGCTGATTCGCAAACGCCCCATAGAATCTCACAAAGTGATCCCGTTGCGCCCCAATCTGCAAGCATTTCGACGTCAAATGTCCATTGATCGTCGATTGCTTTGTAAGCACGACCATCAAGCGTTTGATAGGTCTCGATAATGTGCTCATTCGACAAAATTGCCGATGTTGTTTGGGCGTCGAAATTGTTTCCACCAATCGTGAAAGACACATCGCGCCCCGTGATGATATTTG